CTCGTATACTTTTGCTCTAGGAGCAAGTTTAAGGTCACTGCACATGATTGCACCACCCTCTTGCCGCCCAAAGTAGGCACCACCAACAAGGGTCTTGTTGCTGCCAATCAATCTGGCTAGAACATTCCTTTGCAGAACGTTATCTTGGAGGTTTCTTGCGGCCGCCACCCAATTTTTCATCCAACCCGGTCTGCCAATGCAAGGGATGATGTCATCGTCAACCATGAGCAACCATCGAGCATCCGTGTCCAAGAACTTTTGTGCCAGGACGTTTCTTGCATGGTAGATCATGGCATCCCCAATGGACATATCGAAACGGATTTTGTCCCTACCGTAGTCGAGCGCCATCGATAGAAGGGCAAAGGCAGTAACCGGGTTCGTAGTCTTGTAGCAGGGGAACCCTACCATGATGTCCCTGCCATCAAACTCGCAACGATAGGATGGCAGTCCTTCCGGTGACCTAGACTCAATAATGGGAGTTTTAGACCCCTTCTTGAGCTTTGTAGGGGTCTTTATGATCAACTTGGGAGGTGGCTCCTCAACCTTGGGTTCCTCCTCAATTTGAATTTCCTCAATTGAGGCATCAAAACTCTGCTCCTCCACAACTTCTTCCACAACGGGTTGGACCGGTTGAACGCCGCGAACTTCACCACCCATGCTTTGGGGTGGCATGATTGGGGTTCCCATGGGATTTACCGACCCCAGTGCGTTAGTTGTGACGGTGACTAGGGGGGTTACGATTGGGTCTGGCATATACTAGAAACCACTTGCCTCGTCGAGACCAAGATCAATTGCATCCGAGGCACTCATCTTGATGCGGTCGGAAACACTGCTGGTTGTTTTGGCGTTTGATGGGGTTGGGTTTGCCTTTGGCATGCGCCCGGCATTCTTGAGTGCTGTCAACTCCTTGGAGAGTGCATCAACCTTGCTTTGTAGTGCGGCACGGGTCTCCTGCTCATGGCGTAATTGATTCACGGCAACATGGAATCCGGATGCGGCAGCAGCGACATCAGCACGCTGTTGTGGCGTCTGTGGCCACAAGGCAGCATTAAACTTGCTAGAGAGATCATCAACCATCGCATTGTGCTTGAGGATCTCTTGCTGTGCTTCCGGGGTATCGTTGGGGTTGACTTCCTTGTACTGTGCCCACGGAATGTCTTTGGTGATTTCAGCGGTGTGCTTGTAGATTTCCTCGTTGGTCTTTTGGAAGTTCTCAACAAGTTCTGTCTGGCGGCGCTGCAGGAACTCATCACGCTTTTCAGCGGTATCTCCAATCTCCTTCTCACGACCCTCCTTGAGGTCGATCACATTGACCAAGTCACGCTTCAAGCGTTCGGCGTCAGTGAGGGGGAGTTTGTCGATTGCCTGCTTTTTCCACCACTCCTGGGAGATCTTGTCCGGACCACCAGCTTCTTCAATCGACTTGATGACATCATCACTAGCACCGTTCTTTTTGAGGATGCCATAGATGTTTTCCTTTGCCGTAGCAATAGGTTGGTCATACTTGCTCTTGAATTCCGGATCGTTCTCCGTATCAAAGATCGCACGGAACTTTTTGAGTTCCTCATAATCATCCGGAGTTTGAGTCGGTCGTTGCTCAAGTTCGGAAACCTTTTGACGGAGTTGTTCCGCTTCAAGTGCCTGCTTCTTGTAGTTGGTTGCCGTCTCCTGCAGTTTCTTCCAGTTGTTCTGGTTTGCTTCAGAGAGGTTGCGGGGTTGGGGGATTGAGGAAATCTCCGGATCAATCTCAACCTCCGGTGTTTTTTCAACCGGAGTCGATTCAACAACTGGTTCCGGAATTACTTCTTTTGTTTGCTCTTGAACAGCGGGAGGTTCATCAATGGAATCAAGAGTTACCTCCTTGTCAATGTCATCCGGTTCGTCCGGAGTCTCCGGAGGAGTCGGTTGTTCTGTTTCCTCAGCGGCATCGAGTAGCGAGTCGATGAGGGAGTCTGTTGATTCATCGATGCGGTCGGCATCGAGGGATGGTGAACCTAGCCTGCTGTTGGCAGGGTTGATTTCTGGTACTACGTTGTCGTTATCGTTTGACATAAATTACATTGAGACGAATGAAGCAGTAGATGCGTCATCTTGTTTTGAAATTGGTGCGGCCATCTCTTGGATCCTCCTAATGGCAAGGAGGAAACCTTCTTTGTATGCACCACGGAGGGCGACACCCTCCACCTTTGAGTCAACCTCAACAGAATAGGTCGGAACCAATTCCTCCAAGTGATTGACTAGATTGTTGTTACTAATGTTTAGGTACTCCCTAAATCTAACTGCGTCTGTTTGTGTCCACATAAATTATTTTACAGATCCCTCATCGCTTCTTCAGCGGTGATATTAAAAATGCTTTTTTTAGGGCTGACTTTTGCTTTAACACCCTTGAATTCACTTCCAGTTGCATCACGGTCATATCGAACAGCGTCTATTGAAGTGTTCTGTTGGATTCCTGTTGGAGACACCATTCCCTTAATTTCTGTTCCAAGGATAGGATCAAAGGTTTTCTCTGTACTCTTAATCATCATTGGCTGCATCTTTTCAACAACCATTTCGTCAGGAGTGCCACCAAGATATTTAATCATTTTATCGTCCATGGCATTTAGTTTTTCTTTGATTGCTGGAATGGGGAAATCTACTTTCTTGTCAGCCTCAAGAAATCCGATAGCCGCTTTCTTTCCAGCATTAACAGCGGGGTCAATAACACCTTTCTTTAGGTCATTGTATACCCCCTTGATCTCTTTTACTCCTTCACCAGGGGAAACGATGCCTTGGTCAGACATCCCCTGTTTATAGATGCGTTCCGCGTTTTGTTCCTCCGTTAGATTGGCAGGAATTGATTGTTGTTGAGGTAAGTTTGCTCCGCCCATGGTAGTAGTTGGTTAAGTGTTATCCTGCTGTTGGTGGTTTGGGGGGAGTGGCAACGGATTGCACAATCCCGGGTTGTGAGGGTTCTTTAAAGTTTCCACCAAACTCTGGCATTGAAGGTCCACGCCTCCCAACAATGGGAGCATTTGCGGCAGGCATCACATCCGTTGGGATGTTCTGAACCTGTCCCGCGGTAAGGTGTTTCACTGCTTGGTTCATCGCTTTCTTGAATGGTCCTGTAGTCTGACCAGCGGCACCCTTTGCCTCCGCCTGCTTGATATGACCAGCATAGTGCTCAATTGCAGCCTGCAGCACACCCATGAGTTCCGGAGTGATGGATCCAGGTGGTGCCTGCTCAATGATTGGGAACAACTTCTGAGTCATGGTCTGGAGGTGAACAACATCATTATCTCTTGGTGAGACTGGGATCTGTTGACCTGCCATGATGGACTGCAACTCAATGACCTGCTGACGAGTTGCCTCAATCGCAAGCGCCTCAACTTGATCCTTCGGAAGCACAAGTGAATTTGCTTTTGCCTGCCCAATCTTGGTCGAAAGATCCAGTTTGATGAGTTCGTCCTGGTTGATGTTCTGGTTGCCAGCATACCTCTGGACGATCATATCCAGCATCTGTTGGTCTTGGATCGTGGTGTCTGATAGGAGTTCCGAGGCAGGACTATATGCCATGAGAAGGATGTCGGAAGGGGGGAGGTTCCTCTCCAACATGTTCAAGCAGCATCCAACCGCTTCCTCATCGAGATGTTCATCAATTTCAAAAGGAACCAAGAATGATGGGAGTTCCATACCGGAACGATCAAAGGCATCGACGATTTCCCTACGGGCCCAAATAGCGGAAGGGTTCTTGAGACGGACAAGTCTAAGCATTCCGTGGAGATCGGCGGCAGCCTTCACATGCTCCGGATGGCAAATGCCCCTCTGCATCCTCTCAACACCCTTGGAGTATTGGCGGGCCCAACGCATGAGGATACCTTGACGGAGTTGGTTTTCAATCGCGGCAACTCGGTTGATTTCGGAAGCGGTTCTCTTTCCTCCTTGGTTGGAATCGGTAACTTGACCGGGTAAGAAGGTTCCGACTTGAATTTCAGCAAGTCCGGAGACGAATTGATCTAATTTCAAGAAGTCATCAACATCTGCTGGGACTTGTTGTGCAATCACTTCGTACCCGTCGGAAATGTATGCGATGGGGTGGGCAACCGTCAAAGGAGCAGCGTCTGGACGGGCATTCGGTCCCTTCTTGAGAAGCAGGAGTCCGTTGAGGTAGACGTTGTCGATGACAAGGTTGCGCGCCTTCTCAATGGCAACGTGGGTGTTGTAGAGGTCACGACCAGCACCGCGGGATGACATCAAGTTTCCGGATCCCACTTCAACCGAAAAGAGTGCCAAGCACTCCGACATGGTATTGTATCGGTCTACTTGGGTACAAATTTCGTTTCCGGACTTGTCGTCGAACAAGTACCGGGAAATCTTTCCATGGGGTTCCTTGACAAAAATCTCACCTAGTTCCACATACTTCGCATCGTTCTCATAACTGGCACCATAAGAACCCTCACGTACCCAATCTTCGTATCGACGTGCGTCATCATCTGCGTCCAGAGTGCGTCCAGCAGGAATTGCATTGTTGATAGACTCGATGAGGTTCTTGATATGCCATCCCGCCAACGCGGATATTTCAGGTTTCTCAAGCACCGGAAGCAATTCGGCGATTTGATAGCGACGTTTACGAGCCCAGATAGGTGTTGCATCAGTTACTTGTGGGGTTTCAATTGAAAAGAAAGTGTAGTCCTGGCGGAGGAACTCCGGTTTCCAGTCACGGAGGTCGTCCCAAACCCATCCACAGAACCCAAAACAAGTGTTCTCATGAACGGTTTGTGCAAGCAGATCATCATGCCCCTTCCAACCTCGGATGCATTTCGTGATCTCCTCACGGAAAATCTTCGACTTGTTCTCCGCATCGACGGTCTCTAAAGGGTATTTTGAAAACGTAAGGGTTGGGGAGGTCTCAATGATTTCACGGAAAGGTGGTTGGATCCTTGTGACCATGGTAGAGAGGAACCCGGTAGGACGGTTGCTCCTCCAATTCTGACCCATGCTCTCCAACTTCTTGTTGTTGTAGGGTTGCTCAAGGTTGAGTTTCTTTTGGATGAGTTGGTTCTTCTTGTTCCTCTCAACATTCTGCTGCTTGAGACGACGATAGGCACTGTGGGCCTGACGGGAATCCTTGAACGTCCTCCTAACCTGAAGTGTTTTAGGGTCAACCGTGTCGTTGTTGCTGTTGTCAGCATCAACCACGTTGAGATCTAAAATTTTAGGTTTGGTACTGTCCTCAATACGCGGAGCCTTGTGTGCAAAGGTATCCGTGATTCTAGGAGGAAGTGGTTTGATGTCTGATGCCATAGTCTTACGTTAGCCAGCAATTAGTAGGCAAATTTCCGGAAGATGCAAGTTTTTCTTTATCAATGAACACCGCGGTACGGTTGTCGTGACGCAAGAGGGAGCATCCCCCTAGTTTTTTTGCGTTTGAAGTCTCTCTTGCTTGCCGTACTGCCGCGCATGCTCGGTCTGCGGCATTGATGCATGAACCACACCCACTTCTCCAAGCAGCATTGTTTGGGCACTGGGCACATATTGCTGCCCTTCTTTCCGCCTCTTGATCTTGAACCAAGGTGTATGGTTCCATGGATCTGAGCAAATTGTTAGCCCAGGTTGAGATGTCTTGTAGCAACTCAGCAGATCTAGTGACTGCCTCCCAATGACCGACATTAATCGTCACCGAATCGACTCCATGACAGAATGTTGGCCAATTACCACAGATGTAGTTGTTGACATCACCCTTCACATCCCCAAGGGGCAACGAGTTGTTGGCACGGTGTTCCTCAACGACTTTATACAAATCGTTGAGAGAATCTCCGGTTAGTTTGACATCACTTTGGAAGTAATGCCAACTACCGGGAGGAATCATTCCTTCAATGGGTTTTGCCATTTCACTTTTACAACTATCCATTCTTGTATAACAACGCAAGTAAAAATTGTTAAAAACCCCAATGCGTTTTATTAACAGGCATCCTGTTTCAAATTTGTGGTCTTAACTCGGCATTTGTTGCGAATTATACCCTTTTTGGCACATTAACTCGACTTTTGTTGCGAATTGGCAAAAATGTTACCGATAGGGTATAGTAACTCTAGCCGCGACTCTAGCCGCGACTCTAGCCGTTCTTACAAAACATCTGCACGATACACACGGCAAGTGTAGTGTGCAATGTCAGCTATAGCTTCCGTTACCGGCCTTTATGTCCGCTAAAGGAAACCATCCTCTCATAGGGGAAGTTATAAGCACGGGATAAACCTCATAAGATCCCTAATTATGCTATAACCTCATAAGATCCCTAATTATGCTATAACCTAATTCCTGCGAATTTGGGGGTATTAAAAAGGTCGGGGGAGGATCAGGTCGCTACTACTCCCAACTAGGCCAGCACAAAGCTACCCGCCAGTTTCGCCCCTCATTGCCTCCCCCGACTATAATGCCCATTGGAGTCCTTACGGCGTGTCCTTTGGGCAGGGGTTCACCGAAGATTCCCCCGAAGTTTTCACCGAAATAAAAGAACACATGGGGTGAGATAGCTGGTCTGCGGGAAGCCCCCCATGTCTACTTAGATTGGCACAGCCCCTCCGAATCGAACGGAGCCAGCAAGATTTGGAGTCTCGCTCGCCTGCCTTGGTACATTGGACTGCAATTGAGTTATCAAGGATTCCTTTACAACTGGCAAGAAAAAAACTGCCGAACTAGGACTCGAACCTAGACAAGATCCTCCAAAGGGATCGGTGCTACCATTACACCATTCGGCAAAAACTGAATTGTTACCGTTACACTACAAGGTATTCATGGTGACGGGTGCGAGAGTCGAACTCGCATCTCGACCGTATGAGAGTCGAATCCTACCGTTAGACGAACCCGTGGTATTCATAAAAACTATAACCGCTACTCCGACATGTCAACAAATGACATCACATCGACAAGACTCTGCAACTTCCTTTCGCGGATCCTTTTTTCCTTTGGTTTGTTTGTCACCATGTCGGCCGCTACCCCTGACCTTTGTCGCATGAGGTAGACAAGCAGTGAGAGGGAGTCCAATGCATCCGGAGACTTGCTGCGGGTTCTCTTGACGTAGTCCGCCTTTGATTCAACTCTAACTAGTCCCTGCCCCCTCTGCTTGTAGCGCCGGGAGGTTGCCTGCCTCACCAACTCTTCCGTCCTAAATCCCGGGGAGATCTTGAGGTATCCAAACTCCAAGTACTTGGCCAAGCCAAACAAGAGTTCGGTGACAACTCCATGGTAGAGTTCATTCGCCTTCTTGCTGTCATCACCAAGCACATGGGTATCGGTGGCGGCCCAGGAGTAGTTCACCCCCATCGTCTCTTTACCAAAAAGAGTGCAGAGGGCATCATGAATGCCCGCCCCGTTTCCTGTACGATCGACACACAACCAGTTCGGCGTGATCTTCATCTGCCCACAGAACTTCATTATTGCCGTGGTCTGCTCAAGTGTTGCGTTCTTTGGGAAGGTGATCTGTGAGTCTAGTTGGAGTACGGTTCTGGGGGATGGGAAGTTTTCAAATCTACCGGACTGCGGGGTCCACCCATCCGACAACCCAAACCTTCCATAGGAGCACACCACGCTGTCGTTGCCCTCAAGTGCCAAGTCAAATGCCGCCAGAGGGACTACAGGTCCGATAAATCGTACAATACCTAGACTA